AATCGAATCGACCAGGGGTACCCAGGACTCGTTGCTTTATCCAACTCGTTGATTACTGTGCCAAAGTCAAGCACGTCTGAACCGTCAAATATATGGCCAAAATGACGATGCAACATTGTAGTAGCCCACTCCATGGCGCGTGAGTCCATGGGTGGTTCGGTCTTCGCGTATTTCTTCACAGAGGGCATCTCAGCCTCCACATTCGCATGCGCATATCGATACCCCTGCGGTATCGGGCGTGACGTTTCCCGTAAATATTTCAGGTAGGTTTGATTAACCCTACCATCATCTTTATACTGAACACGTCTACGCATCTTGCCATGAAAGTCGAAATAGGGTGATAGCTGACTAATCACCTCTGAAGATACGACTGATTGCCCATACACGGGGTCCGGTATCTGAAACCGTGCACACCGTGCTGCTATGCCATCACTTGGCACAGCAGGGCGAATTAGAAAACCGAATTACCGGAAATTGCTGCTAGCAATTCAGGAGTGATGCGCAACGCAATATTCTGCGGCCTATCCCCTACCTGTGTGCCTGCAAAATGCAGTCCGATAACCTTATTCTGTTGGTCAAGCAAAGCTGAACCACACCACCCACTATTCGACGCACAATCATAGTACACCAGTTTTTCGTCAAAATTCAGCACTTTTCCAAAAGATGCTAATTCTTTTGCGGTGGGGTCACGATACAACGCTACTGCCTGAGTTTCTGATAGAGGGGCTCCCACACTCAGACTCACCATTCCGGGAAGCTTATCTTTGGGTAAGAAAGCTAAATCGTAATCTCCGAATTTGGTGAATGCGGCAGTGGATACCTGTACTGTGTTACTCTTACTACCCACGGTATAGGTAATATGAGCCACACCAGAGGTGGGATCGGGGGGAAGCGTAGTACCAACATCATCAGAACAACCTTTGCAGAAAACATGCCATACAGTCAGCAAATAATTACCAACTGCGAAGGCCTGACATATTTTCTCACCACCAGTACTATACGTGATGCGTATTAGTGCCACACATTTATGACGCATAGCATCATAAAATTTATGAGTGCCCATGGCTTCACGTTGCATTTCTGTAACCACGCCATCCCGCTCCACAATCACAGCCGTTGTGGACGAGGATAACGATGCTGGCGTAGGACCACGCACTGGTGCTGGCCGAG